ATCCTGAAGCACCACTATTTACTTTTAAGACTTGGTTTGCAGTTCCTATTGTTGTTAATCCTGTTCCACCTTTAGTAGTTGGTACTGTAGGTAAATCAGAAGATGCTAAACTTAATCTAGCAGAAGGAACTGTTCCACTTGTTAAGTTACTTGCGTTAAGTGCTGATAAAGCTGTAGAAGGTAAATTTACTGTGGCATTAGTAAGAGTTAAAGTTTGTCCACTCGGTACTGTAATCGTACTTCCACTCGAACCTTCTAGCTCATCAACTCGTATTTTTGAAGGCATATTTGTTTTTTCCTTTTATTATTGTTGTTTGTTTATATGATTGTCAAAGTACCATTACCTGACACAGTCCATATTGCATTTCCGCTAACTGTTATTGCACCACATAAAAACAAATTTTTAGTTGATGCTGTTGTTGTAGTTAAGTTAGATGAAATCTCGTTCCAGTTAGAAAAATAATTTCCAACTGTTGTAATCTCACTTGCTTGAATTGTAGAAAATTCTAATCCTGTAGCACCACTATTAACTTTTAAGACTTGTCCAGCAGTTCCTAAAGGTGGAACGTCATTTGCATCGGTAATACTAAAGTTAGCTAGTTGAAAAGTTCCATAAGCTATAACTTCTAAAATATCAGAAGCAGAAGCTCCTGTTGTTAAAACTATTGAAGTACCATTACTTGCTGTAAAGTCAGAATTATTTACTAATTTAATACCATTTAGATAAACGTCTAAAAATCCTGCATCGTAAGATAATGTATTTGAGTTATCGTCTACTCCTGTAAATATAAGCTGATTTGCCTGTGAAGTATATTTAAACCTATCTGCTGTACCGTTCACCGAACTACCTGCATTAATCCAACCACCTGAAGAATAAACCTTCATGGTGTTTGCAGTTGTGTCGAAATATAAATCTCCTAAATCTAAACTTGAAACAGGAGCTGAAGCACTTACTCTGTATCTTTCGCCAAAATTATTGATTGTTCCAATATTACTGCCAACTGTAACAACATTCGCAATAGAGCCACCAACTAAATTAACATTTCCAATATTGTTTCCAACCAAATCTACATTAGCAATCGCATTCGCTACTGTATCAATTTCAGATACTGCTTCATTAAGGTCATTCGCTGTTGTAATAACTTTTTGAATATCGTTAGCTATTGTAGTTATGTTATTTACATTAGATGCAACGGTTGTAATAGAATTACTTATGTTAGCTACGGTGCTTATATTTCCTGAAATACCTGCAACTGTAGAAATAGAATTACTTATCGGTGCTAAAGTATTTATATTTCCAATATTACCAGCAACAGTAGCTATATTATTAGTTGGAGATATTTGACCTGCAACTAAACCAATATTTGTATTAGCTGAAGCAACTGTAGAAATATTACCAACTGCACCTGCAACTGTAGAAATATTATTTGTAGGAGAAATCTGACTTGCAATTGCTGTAATGTTATTATTGGCTCCTGCAACAATTGTTACATTGGCATTGTTTCCTGCAACTGTAGAAATGTTATTTGATATTGATGCTAGTGTATTTACGTCAGCAATATTTGTTCCAACACTATTTACATTTGCAATATCTACTGCAACTGTATTTATTTCTGATACTGCTTCATTTAAATCTGAAGCTACAGTATTAACATTAGCTAAAGCTGAATTGACTGCATTAACACTAGCTATGTTTGAGTTTAAATTTATAATTGATGCCTTGTCAGCAGTTGTTAGCCAAGTGTTTTCTAAATAATTTTTAGTTACTGCGTCTTGGGCATTAACTGGGTTAAGTACATTTTTAATTATTTTTGAGTTTGCATTGTACTTGTCGTCTGTGTCTAAAGATAAATTATTTGCTTGGTCGTCAGTAATTTCTTGTGAAATAAAAAAGTTTTGATTTGTAGCTCTATCTAAGTCTGCTTCAGTTAAAACAGAACCATCACTAAAATCAACTAATTTTACATCAACAGGAGTTTGTCTTTCAATTCTAATTGTAACTCCATTAGCTGGTGCAGTAGTAAAAGTTAATGTTGCAACATTAACAGTAAAAGCATTTGTTATAGTTCCATTTAAAAATGCTTTAATATGAGTACTATCAATATAAGAAAATGGAATTGCATAAGAAGTAGTACTTCCATTACCTGTATAGGTAACTTGCGAATATAATGGCATTAGTTATTGTTGGTAAAAATTAATTAATGGTTGAAGTCTATCAATGTCTCTACTTCCACCTATTACTTGTTTATTTCTTTTTTGTTTTTGAACATCGTTAAAAAGATTTCTGTCAGGATTATTTATATTTTTGTAGTTACTTTTTTCTTGTTCAAATAATGTTTCAGCTTTAGTTTTATAAATTTCATAAATATAATTTATTCTTTTATATTTAGTTCCATCATCAGCAATACCTTGAGCTAATTTAATTGGGTCAGTTAAATTTTGATAATCTTCTGATTGTATGACTTGTGCTAATTTTTCTTTAATAGTTAGACCTTCAATTTTTGTAGTATTTAATAATTGATTAATTCTGTCGTAAGCTGTGTTTTTACCAAATTTATATTCAGTATAATCAACACCATCTTGAAATTTCTTTAAAGTTGTTGGAGCTTTTCCTAATCTTAAAATCTCCATTACTACTGGGTCATTAGTTTTATTACCTATTGAAACTGGATTTAGAAAGTTATTGAAAAATCTTTGTATTGTATCTTCATCACTAGCTTTATGAGGTTCACCTAAAAAATTATATTTTGGTGATGGTGGTGTACCTATACCTAATCTTTTACCAATAACTTCATCAATAATACCTTGTGCATCTCTTAAATATGGGTCGTTATTAATTTTAGCGATAATATTTGGAACAAAACTTCCTGCTTTATTTGTAAAATATTTACTTGCAGTCTCAGCATCTTGGTCAAATAATGCATCTATAATCTCTTGTATTGCTTGAAAATAAGTTTTATTTAAAATGTTTGTTTGTAAAGAATTAATACCTGCTGTTGCATTTATTAATGCTTTATCAGCAAAAGAAATTGGATTAGTGTCCATTTGTCCTGCTAAAAATAAATTCATATCAGCACCAACTCTTTCAATTTGTTCTTGAGTTAGTCTGTCTCTAATATTCATAAAATCTGCAACTATTCCAAAGAAAGCACCGTAAGGGTCTAATCTTCCAAATTGAATTTGAGTATCTCCAATTTTTAATGAATAAGGTTTAAAATTAGTTTCTGATTTTTTAAGTCTTATCAATTCTGCATCACTATATTTATTTAATGATTTACCATCACCTTTGTAATTTGTTGAACCACTAATCATTCCAAGTTGATATAGTGCTGTAGCAGAAGCTAATAATATTCCACCCATTGCAGTTTGACCCCAAACTTTAGCAATCATTCTAGGGTCACCTGACCTAAGTAATAAATGGTCAAGATTATAAGTAAGACCCCCAACTGTTCTATCTGCAATAGCTTTTGCTATTTGAAAAGGTGTTCTTACGAATGGAAAAAATTGTTTTAATACTGGATAAGTATTTATTGCATCTTGAAACTTTTTACCAAATCCAGTTAGTTCATTAGTAAAAGTATTTTCTTGTGCATATTTTAATGCTTCAAGATTTGTTGCTCTTAAACCTTGTTCATCAAAACCTTGTCTAATATATTCTTTAATAAAATTATCTAAATCTTTTCCTTTATATCCTCTGGCTTCACCAGCTTGTAATGCAAGTGCTTCTAATTTTCCTCTATAATTAATTTGTTTAAAAAATTCATCTGTTGCATTTAAAATTCTAGTAGGTGTTCTAATTATTTGTCCAGTTAATCCTGTGCCAGTAGATTTAGAAGTTGCAGTATCAACTTTTGTTCCTGCATCTAATACTAGTTCACCGTTTTTTAAAGCAACACCAGCATATTTAGTTGCATCTCTTAAATAACTAAATAATCCTGCAAAAGTAACTTTTGCTTCTTTAATTTGTCCTTCATAAACTGCTTTTTTAGCTAAAGTATCTCCATCTAACCAAGCAGATATTTTAGAACCCATTACATCTTCAATAGGTCTAGCAATAGCTGTTATTGCATTTGAAACAGCATTTATTCCTAAAGTTTTTGGGTTAGATAATAAAGCATTAATCCAAACTTCGTTTGCTATATCCCAAAT